CAATTGTTGTAACCGTGGCAGTATTTAAAAATGAAGAAAAAAGAAAATACTATCATCATGATGGCACATTTAAATACGAAGAAACTGCAGGAAAATATGAGGACATATGGTAATGGCAAGAGATATGTATCACAATCCTAACTTAAATTTAAAAGAGTGGTGGAAAAGAATACCAGATAGTATAGATTATGGCACAACAAAATATCCTGTAAAATATAGTTATGAGATATGCTCTAGTTGTGAGAGTGATTTAGTTGATGGTAAATGTGTGATATGTCAAACTAGTGAGGAAGAATGAAATATTTATACTATGGTATATGGTTATCAATAGTTATAGGATTAATTTGTATTATAAGTGTCGCCCAATCATAAAAAATTAATTACTGAATCAAGACGGCAAAAAAGAAAAGCAAAACATATAGCCAAAAGAAAAGGTAGAATAGATTATAGAACGAACAGACCAGGTAAAAGAAAATGAAAGAATTTTTATCAGCAATTATTATCGCTATTTTATTAACTTGTGGCATAGTTTTTACAGACTATCCTGAAAAGTTTTTTAGACATGGTATGGAGTGTGATGGCTCTATCGGTGGCGGTTGTGTTTGTGTAGAAACATCAAAGAGTTTTATTTGTAATGACTGAATTTACTAAAGGTATATTTAATGTAATTAAAGGCAGCAGTTTTGCTCTTGCCGTTATCTACACAATAGGTCATGTCTGTATTGCCATGACAGTTGTTACAGTTTTAACAGGTGCAAGTTTATGGGAAGCAGGATTAGTTGCATTAGTTGAACCTACAATCAATGGTATATGGTTCTATATATTACATAAGACATGGACACATTTTAATGATTGAATTTGATTATAATTTAGATTACAAAAATTTATTATTTACACCAAACGATAAAAGATATAGAATAGGTCGTGGCGAACAAGGTGTATTGTTAGTCAGACCATACACGAATGACATTTGTAAATATTGGCGTTTCAAAACACCTATGGAAGCATATCTATCAGCTTCTAGAATATTATTTTTGTATCATCAATACAAAGAACAAGATGATTTTGTAGGTATGGATATGGCAAGAAAATTTTTAGAAATGGGTTTTACTAGATCACGAAGATATGCAAATCACAAAGACGGTAAAAAATATGATAGTAAAGGTCAAGTAAGACCACAAGAAAAAGATTGGGCAACAAGTGATAAAGCAAAGTCAGCAAAGATATTTAAAGACGCAAGAAGTCGTGTTACCACCGACCCTAAATATATACAAATGAGAAAAGAATGGAGACAGCGAGAAAATGCCAACGTATAGATTTTATAATAGTAAAACAAAAACTGAGTTTGAAGATTATATGACAATCTCAGACATGGAAAAATTTACTAAGAAAAAACACATATCACTTTTACCACCTACACAAATGAACATAGTATCAAGTGTTGGCTCAGTTGATAGTAAAACTGATAGTGGTTTCAAAGAGGTACTATCTAAAGTATCAGAAGCACATCCTAATAGTCCTCTTGCGAGTAGATACGGTAAAAGGTCAGTAAAAGATACACAAATAGAGAGAGTAAGAAAAAAACATAGAACCCGAATGACAAAGGGTGGAGGCAGATAAATAGTAGTATGGCAGATTTAGATTTTTTAGATGGTTTTGATTCAGGTGGTGATTGGGGTTTTACCTCAGTTTCTGAAAAACCATCAGACACAGCAAAGAAAACAGAAACAGTAGTAAAAGAAACTGCTGAAGGCACAGCGAAAGCTGTTTCTGGCGAACTAGTAAGCAGACTTGAAAGTAAACTAGATAAAATATACTCAGCAGTAAACTCAGCAAAAAGTGAGATTACAAATAAAAATGAAACTGAACTAAACATCGCTAAAAAACAAATGGATGATGAGTACGATTTAAGAAAAGATAATCTAAACAAAGAAAGTGCTGAAAAGTTCAAACAGTTAGAGAAACTTATCATACCGTTATTAGTAAAGTTAGCAAAGTCACCAGAAGCATACATACACTGGCCGAACAGAGCAGAAGTAATCGAAGCACAACTTAAAAAAATAGTAGCAATTACAAGAGGTTAGCTTGACAATCCACATCTAAACTGTTATAATAGCAGTTATGAATAAGATGTATGAATTTTTAAAGCAAAACCATGACATGAAAAACTTTGATCATGTTAAGTTAAATGGTGAACTACCAGAAATAACAACCGAAAGTATCAAAGGCAAAAGATTTTATGTTACGCCTGAAGGCAATAAGTATCCATCAATCACAACTGTTTTATCAGATAGAAACAAAGAAGGTATTATCAAATGGCGAGAGTCAGTAGGTAATGATGTAGCAAATCAAGTGATGAGGCAAGCAGCAAGTCGTGGTACTGCTGTGCATACTTTGATAGAAAACTATTTAAATAATGAAGAACTATCAAAACAAGATGTGCTACCTGTCGCATTGTTTGTTACTATGAAATCTGAGCTTGATAATATAAATAATATTAGAATACAAGAAGGTGGCTTGTATAGCGATAAATTAGGCGTTGCAGGTCGTGTAGATTGTATTGCCGAGTACAAAGGCAAAATATCTGTAATAGATTTCAAAACTTCTACAAAAGAGAAGAAAGAAGAATGGGTAGAGAACTATTTTATACAAGGTTCTGCCTATTGTGAAATGTATGAAGAAAGATTCCTGCAACCAATAGAACAAGTTGTAATCTTAATCGTAACCGAAGACGGTGCTGTTCAAACATTCATCAAAGATAAAAAAGATTATTTACCTTTATTAAAAACGGCGATTAAGGAATTCAATGAAAAACATAATTAAACATATACTAGCATTAACAATAATATTCATAATACTTTTAGTCATAGGCATAATTTATTCAATAACAAATACAGCAAAAGCAGATCAGCATCCTATGTTTCCACCAGGAACAATGAAGCAAACAATGTCGCCTATATTTTGTGGTCCTGCACCAGATGTTTATGGTCATGCAACAAATACATTTAAGCAAATACCTATAGCATGGGCAGATGTAAAATCAAAAGGTGATCCAAACACACCAGCAATAGCATGGGTATCTTTTTGGTATAGTGAAGAAACAGATTCAGGTTCAATGTTTTTAACAGTTGTAGATAACGGAGAAACTTGTTTAATGGGTTACGGTATGCAGTGGAAGTTTGACACAGACGCTCTACTTGATATCGTTAATAAATCTTTCAGTGAAGGTAATGAGAGTACACAGTAGGGACCAGGGTGCGATACCCTGCGCCTCCACCAATCCTAAATAGACCTGTAAGGGGGCGAAATAGGATCGACCATTGTGAGAAATCGTGCTGGAGAAAGGTAGTCGGAAGACTTAAAATTTAATAAACGCAAACTATAATAACTTTGCATTAGCAGCCTAGGTTGCTAGGGGCCCGCCAGTGCCTTGCAACAGAAACTGGCACCAAAGGAGAGTATATTATGTTAGAAGTAATTGAAGTTTTACTACCCATAGGTATCTTAGTTATGTGTGCCTATGCAATCGGTTATATGTCTGGTTCAGACGCCGCAAGAGAAATCTATAATCCCACAGTTAGAAAGAACGATTTGAAGTAATGTCTTTATTTCATGACGTTCATTTTTGTTTTGGCAATGGTAATTCAAGAAAAGGATTAGACGTTGACAAATTCAAGAAGAAGGGAACAGTGGTCGGGTGTAATGCGATCTATCGTGATTTTACACCCGATATACTTGTCGCTTTAGATTCAAGAATGAATCATGAAGTTTATAGATCAGGTTATGCTTTTGAAAATATCTGTTACCTAGGTTACTGGACACCAATACCTAGTGTTGTCGCTGAAACTATGTTGATGACACAGAAAGGTAGAGTTGATGTAGAGTTCAAAGGTTGTGATGAGGCAGTATATCATGGTGCCGATGGTGTATTTACTTTCATACAAGGCATGGGTAAAAACCCAGGTATCACCTATGTTACTGGCACAAAAAAAGATTATGTTTATAATATAGAACCAGAAGTAGATGGTTTTGCTTATGCAACAGGTTCAAGATCAATACTTCTTTCATGTGAAATAGGTGCAAAAGAAATATATATTATCGGTCATGACCTATATTCTAAAGATAATAAGATAAATAATGTATATGCAGGCACCGATTGTTATGCTAAAAAAGACGCTGATTTGGCAAGACCTGATAATCCTAATGAAATATATAACTGGATAAAACAACATAAAAATACATTTGATAAATTTAAAGATGTAAAATTTTACAAAGTTAATCCTGAAGATGAGGCGATCAACGTTAGAGTAGAAGAATGGGAAGATTGTGATAACCTAGAGTATATCACACTTCAAGAGCTTGACAAGAAATTCAAATTATAGTATAATAAAATAAATGATAATTACACCTAATAAATTTGCGTTACTAATCGAAGATATGGTAAAGAATAAAAGAATGAGTTATATGGATGCTATAATAGCATACTGCTCAGAAAACGGTATTGATCCTAGTAACACAAAAGGTTTAATTAACAAAACACTAAAAGAAAAAGTGGCATATGAGGCACAAAGTCTTAATATGCTAAAAGAAAAAACAGCAAAGTTACCAATATAGGAGACGTTATGATAGAAATAGTTTTAGCAGCATATGCCATTACGATTGTAGGTGGTGTAT